AACACCAGCTCCTGTTGGATATCCAGGATTAGGAGGATCGGACAATGGATTTAAAGTACCGCCGGTTACACTTTCTGGCTGTGGGACACGAACAGCGCACTTGTGCGCGTACGGTACGCGCGTGATAACTGCACCGGGTCTAAAGCTAAATGCAAATCCTTCCGTTGGATCTGTTAAGCTATCAAGTCTAAAGTTTTCAATGATGAAACCTTCGATGAAACATCCAGAACCCATACGGAATACATTTTTTACTTCGGATCCAGCTTTAGGACGAATGAATACCGCTCTATGAACGCCTTGAAGAATACAATTGTCAGGAAGGTCTATATGCCCATGTGTTTCATAGATGCCAGGACCGACTTTAATGATTGTTAGTTCATTTCTTAGCGTAGCAATCTCAACAGCTTTTTCTATAGTTGCGAAAGGAGCATACTCACTTGTGCCATCATTTGCTGTATCGCTGCCGGATGTAGCAACATACAATGTTTTAGCGATTGATGGAAGAGCACCAGGTAGACCAACATCACCAACATTTACCCAAACACCTGCGCGACGAATTTGTAGAAAGTCAGTCTCTTCATTATAGATAACAAGACCGTCAGGTGGAGCTTGAATACTTTCTCTTTCGGTAGTTGTCAGTCTTGGAAAGAGAATACCTTGGTTCTTTGACCATGCTTCGATGATAGCGGCCGGATTTCTTATTGCTGTATTACCAACACGAAGATCACCTGATTTGTATACTACAAACTTTGTATTGGAATTTACATCAAACTTTAAAAGAGTTGAGTTTGCAGATGAGTTAACATCATTGACACTCATTCTTATGGCGTTGTTTACAGATACAGATGATGTAATCCATGTTGCGCCTAAATTAGATAAAGGTACTGCCATTAATCTTCTACCACCAAATGTGTTGTTTGATAATCTTGGCTAGGTAGACCAGTGAAGTGATAGTCTTCTGCCACGATTTGTCCGTTTCCATCATATATGAGTATAGGTAATACCACTTCCCAATATGTAGGTTCATAATACATATCGTAATCGTAAGAAATATTAAATTCTGAAACAGTCAATTCTGTTCCCGAGTCATCACCGATAATAACATCGCCCACTTCAAATACAGGACCGTATATATCATAAAGAACCACTAACCCAGTATCAGGATAAAAGTTCTTTACTCTTGCTGTAGTATTACCTGATCTTACGGTCTCATTGAAGTTCCAATTCATTTACCACCACCAGCTGCTCCACCATAGACAAGAACATCGTATGAGTGTCCTATTGGATTAGTAGCTCCTGCCGGATGTTCAAAAAAACAGGCCTCATGATCTCCAGCGGCAGCATCTCCCATCGCACATATGATCTTTTTTCCAGATATCTCAATACATTTTGATCCATATACAGCAGATAAAGCACCTTCATTACAATGATCGTTTTTATCGCCTTCAACAGCCCATAACAATCCGTTAACAAGAACCTTGTCTTGTCCTGTTACATTTGTTTTGGCACCGCAAAATCTTTTGTCTGTATCTCTATGGGCTCCTGGCACTATGCTACCTTTCTTGGTCTTCCTCTACCGCGCTTGACTTCTTGTTGAACCTGTTCATTAAGAACAACTGGTTCAGTTTTTATCTCATCTGGTACAAATACAGCAACGCCAGTTGAGCCAAGACCACCGATTCGATCAGTCTTTTGCGTTGGCGCTTCCATAATTTCCCAAAGCACATATTCTTCCTTCTTTACAAGTTCGGCCTGTGCAATTCTATCACCATTATTTATCGTCTGATCCACTTCGGAACGATTAGTGAGTAGAATAAAAGTTTCTTGGATGTAATCAGAATCGATTACAGCCTCAAGATTAGCAAGAATAAGTCCCTGCTTATAAGATAGCCCTGAGCGTGGATGAATACGAACTGAATAGCCCTCTGGAATATCAAAGATCAATCCAGTAGGAACAAGGATACGATCACCTGGCATAATACGAATTGAGCCGCTGCTCAATGATCTTGTGAATGGTGCGTTAAAAGAATTGTATCCACTATATGTTGCTTTGCCTTCAGCCTGAAATGAAATATCAAAACAAGCAGCTTGCTTGGTACCAAATTTTGGCAATACTACATTTGGATTTGTCTTGTAAATGTTCAATCTATTCATGATATACTCCGTTGTCATTAAGTTACTTCTTGCCAATCAATAGAGCCGACACAAGTATCTCCTGCTCCATATCCTGCAACCGCTAGAACAAATGTTGTATTTGTTCCTGTAAAATTGTTTCTCTCTAACTGAAATTGGAATTGACCGTCGCTCAATTCACCAGGAGAACCGCCTTGCTGAGCCACATATGTATAACCATTTATATGTGATGTTCCATTTGCAAGTGCTGTTCCTGTTATATTATATTGTACAGCGGAATCACTACCTGCATCTACCCATGTGCCGCCAGTTATCTGTGCGCCTGTTATAACTCTATAAGCAAGTCTTGTTCCATTACCTGTAAGTCCCAAGACACTAATATTCTTTGGAACTACTATAGCATCTTTTCTTTCTGATTTCAATCTAATAGCAACCACAGGATAGAATTGTCCAGCAGTAGATAATGTATAAGATGTATTGGGTAATTGACCAATAGTTTTTGGTCTACCACGCATTTCGTATCCACCTTCGGACATTACAGAAGTACATATGATGCGAAGATTACTATTGTTTGCTGTATCTGCTGTATTCTGTATTTCACAGCGAATAGGCAAACATGCTGTAGTCATGTATGTGTTGTCGAGAATGTTTGCGTGATTCCATGTATGACAGTGTATGAACTTACCGTCAATAACAAACCCTGCTCTTACTGAACCTACGCCTAACCATTCAATATCATGGAATAGAATTTGAGATTTTGACAAATTTAAAGTATATCCAGATGGATTTTTATTTGCTGCAGGATTACCTTCTGGACTGCCAGGAACATTTGAACCATCAACTCTGTCTATGTTCCAATTGGATTGCGCGACTCTTGTCTCTGTAACTGTGCCGCTAGATTTTGAGCGTCTAACAAAATATATATTATTGCCATCTTGTTCTAAAAACACACCATTCTCTGTATCGAAATATCCATATCTTTGTCTTAGTCCAGTCTGTGCTGGTGCCATAACAAATGTCTGTAAGATTTGTAATGATTTGCCTGGCTGATAAGCAAATACGCGATTCGATTCACGATAAACATAATTGTTATTTGCAGTTCCTACAGAACATACTACAGACGAAGAATTTGCGTCATGTGTAACAGTCGTGCCTGCAGAATTGGCAGTACCTACTTTTCCATTATCCTGATATCGATGAAACGAATCAAACAGGGTCATAGGCTGTGAAACTCTTGCTCTACCAAAAGCATCAACTGCCATGCCTGATGGATTAGCGGGACCGATAACACTTCCATATTGATCAGCCAACATAACAACTTCAAATATTGTTTTTTCTTGGTTTAAATACTGATTAGTATCTTTACGGAACTGTGCCATAGTCTATTCTTCCTTACGCTTTTTACCTATATTGTATTTAGCCACAAGATTCCAATCGGTCTTTTCTTTATGAGAAATAATCTTGATTTGGGATAGTGGAGCTACAGGCACTGCACTTTTGTTTTCATCTACCAAACTTACCAGTTCCCACTCAGACAGTAGGTTGGCAATAGTATTAAGACGGGCGCGGTCATCTTCTACGAAGTCTGACTGCTTCCCGTCTAATAAAAATAATTGCTTGAAATGAACGATGTAATATCTACCCTGCTTGTGTAGTATGTGACAGGACTGATATAGCGTTTTATCTTTCTTTGAGGCCACTCCAATACGCGAAAGTGTCTCACGAACCTTTAAAAAATTATCTGGGTTAGGTAGCGTTACCTCCACTAGTTCGTTTATGTCTAACATTCAAACCACCTTTACTTAAATACTTCTTAATCTCTTGTATCTGCGTGTCAGACAATAATGACAAGGCCTCTTTAGCCTTCTCGTTGGAATAGTTATAAAATTCTTTCACCGCTTCCAAATTCTCTACAGTATCACGCTTTTGCCATTTCTGGAAAGGCCTTTTATAGGCTCTTACTGTATTTAGCAGATAGTGATATTGTAGGAGATTATCGGTAGATGGCAGCATATTCATCTGGTTTGCGGCCATTACCATATCCAGGTGGAAGGATATGGAACGGTTAACGACGAACGGGACATAGTCCCGCTCGTTCTCAGTGGTGATAACTACCTTCTTAGTCTGTTGGATAGAAGGTATAATATCTTTGAAAAGATCAGTCATCGACTTCTTTAAAACTTTCCAATGTTGCGCGATCAGTCGGCAAAACAATTTCAGAAACATGAATTCCTTGAGGAGCAAGATACTTGTCTCTCCAGAATTCCCACTTACTTCTTGTGTTTTCCCATTCATTACTTTCTTTATGGCCTGGCTTAGGATGATATATCATAAGTACGACATTTTTATGAACATCAATTGCCTTACCTGTAGAATTTTTTACAAAGATATGCTTTTCGATCTGGGCTATAATAGAGTTGCCAGATGATGCTTTTATAATTTGTGTAGCATTAGGATGCAGCTTCTTCATCAAGTCTGTCATGCTGTTATAGTATTTCTTAACGATAGGCTCTTTCTTAACATTCTCATCAGAGAATGCAACAAAATTATTATTGTGTCCAGTATTAGACCTCTGAGCATACAACTTTTTTGCTCTCTTTGTAATCTCACCTCTTTGAGAGGCATTCAGTCCGTATGATGTAAAAAGATCAACAAACATAGGATGATTAAACATAGGTTTATCCTTGCTTGTATAAAGCTTCTCAGATATAATCGTATTCACAACGAAGTTTGCATAATCATCATAGCTATTATGCTTTTGAGTCTTGCCCTCTTGCTTATTACACATTAATCCAAATGCTTGGATTTCTGGACTAGTGAAATTTGACCATTCATTATATGGTATCTCTATGGCATATAGACCATTCATTGTCGCAACATTAATTGCAGCCCGAGTTCTCTGATTGCCAGAGATAATTTTTCCCGGCATGTTTGTATCTTTGTCCATCAACATGAGAATAGGATCTGTAAATTCAGCCTTTTGACCATTAAAGATCAACTTCAATTCGTTGATATAGTTATCATCTCTCATGTCTCCTCTCACCTGAATAAAGTGGCCACCAGACAATAGCATATTCAACTTTTCTTTGTTATAGAAAGTTTTAGGATAAACATCTGTTAATGAGTTTTCAAAAACCTTAGTGATCTTTTCAAGATCGACAGAAAAGTCCTTACTAAATTTTCCTCCACCATTACTCTTGTTGTAATAAAGTGGATTCTTTACTGCGTTGACCTGCTTGAGCATACGAGTTTCCATTGTTGCCATCTCCTCTTTAGTTCCGGAATATAAAATATTATTAACAATCATAGGAGATGTTTCTAGATCAGATTTGAATTCTGAGTTAGTGCTGCTATGAAAATATTTTAGTGTATATACATCTTCTATCTGACCAGAATGCCATCCAAGATAATGTCGAACAATGGAAGTTACTGCATGTTGAACATCTACCCTATATAAGAAAGCTTCGTCGGACTGACTAGCATCTATACTATTATCTACGAAATAACGATCACTAATTTTAGTTTTTTGTTCGAATAACATATTATACCTCAGTTATATTCACAGTAGACCATTAGTTTTGCCATATAAGACATATTTCATCCTAATGAATTCAGGAGTTTCATTAGGATCGAAAAGCATCCAGGCACATCTACCTGTTCCATTACCATTAACAATTCTTCCACTCTCAGTCTCAAACTTGATAAGATCAGATACTATGTGCATATCTGTCATGTGCTTGACAACATCTTGTCTTGCTTTTGCAGCAATGTATTCAACTCTCATCAACAGAAGACAAGGTATTTTCCACTCAAACAACGATTTCTTAATCAGTTCATATCCTAGTGTGAAAGGAGGATTTGTGATAATACCGTCTATGTTATCAGGTTTTGGCATAGATGTAAAGTCATTTTTTATAACATCAGGTGATCTAGGATCAATATCTGTACCTAAGACAACATTGCTGAAGTGTCTTAGTATTCTTCCATCACCCGCGCAAGGTTCCCACCAATTCTTATCTTTTGATAAGAGAGGTCTAGCCAGCTCTATTGCTTCGTGTGGTGTAGGATAATATTCATTTTTTTCTTTTTGTTTCCTGTTTCTCACAGTAAGCACACCTTATCTTTGTCAATTATATTTGATGAAGTCTGTAACATTTTTAACAGCATGTCTTCTTCAATTCGAATAACATCGTATCCGGCTTTTGTCGCTGGTTTTTTACTCCACTCGTCCGACAATTTTTGCAATCTCTCATTTATTTTTGCAACATTCTTCACATCTTTAACATAGTAACAACGCAGGGGCTCAAGGTCATCTTTACTCCAAACACTGAATATGTAAGCTTGATGTTTGATCAGCCCCTTTGCGTGAAAGGCAAAATTGGTTTTTCCATAAGAACCATTTTTCTTCTTCGCAACTTTGCTGCACTTGCTTTCAATTTTTACTGTTACGCCATCAATTATGGTATGACCATCCTCACCGTTTCGACTGAAATTGCAATTATAATTTGAGTCAACTTTTTTTATGATGTTGTAAAATGATGCTAAACTGATAGAGTCATTATCCAATATGTCTATCTTGTAATTTTTATATATATCGTTTCTTATCTTCTTAACAATCTCAATTGAGTTGTTAATCTTATCCAAAGATTCCGAGTCGAGATATTTTGAATTAGACATACTCACAGTCCACCATCAACTCAGTCAGACAAGCAACTAGATTGATTTCTTGATCAGCAACAAATGCAGCCTGATATTGATACTTTGAGATAATCACAACAGCTTGTGGAATACTCTCGGGCTTGAAATACTCATACAGACTATCATAGACCTTACGATAGATCCGCGCTGGTTCAATATCAGAATTGGCTACACACCACTTTCGCATATCACCGAAGTTCTTGTCCTTTAGAAACTTAACCAGCTCGGAAATTTTGCGAACATCTGAGAGTTGTGCAACAATGCCTGCATCCAAAGTGCCAGAAGAACTATACCGCTGTAGCTCATTAAGAGTACGGCGATAGTCAGGGAAGTACTTTTCGATAATCTTCGCAAGAACCGCCTTATCATAAGTGATACCTTCCAGTGTTAGTACATTTTCCATGCGCTTCATCAACTGCATGGCCATCTTGGCTTTCTCATCATTCTTCAATGCAAAGTCAATGACAGAACAACGAGAATGAAGAGCATCAATCAACTTGGACTTGAAGTTACAAGTGAAGATGAATGTACAGTTGGCAGAAAACTCTTCGATAGCACCACGCATTGCTGCTTGGGCATCTGGAGTCATATAGTCAGCCTCGTCTAGAATGATTACCTTCTTACCACCAGTCAGAGACACAGTGGATGCATAACCACGAATGGTAGTTCGCAGCATATCAATACCACGATTTTCAGAGGCATTGATATACAGATGATTGATACCAATCTCATCACACATGGCTTTCGCTACGGTTGTCTTACCAACACCAGCAGAACCAGTCAACATGAGATTTGGAATTTCTTGCTTCTCTACATATTCCTGAAACGGCTTCTTCAAACGATCAGGAAGAATACAATCAGCAATAGTCTTCGGGCGGTACTTCTCGACCCAGAGGAAGGATTCGTTCGTCAATTTCATTCACCATCTTTTGAATTAGGAGTTTTGCACCTTCACCGCCAAGCTGCTGAACATAGATCATCTTGGCGGTAACCATCATGTTGGAAGCCAACATTAGCAAGTCTTCAACATTATCGCACATCATGATCTGCCTGTCAATAGGCTTCATGAGTTCATCCATTCGTGCTATTACATCTTTGGTCATTACTTTACCTTTTTCCATTTTATGCCGAAGCAAAGCTCTTGCATCTTACGATGGAACCAATTGGGTTCTTGCCCTTCACGAGGAGTCCAGACAACACCCATTGGCCCACCAAAGACTTGACATTGCCAATTAGAAGCTTTTGGAGTAGTAAAAGTTACATACTCTCCTGATCTTACCGTATAGATTGATGAGTTAGCAGACCCTTTCAAAATTTTTGGCACATCTTCAAAAGATATCTGCTTTGGATCTTGATCAGGATAACGATACTCAGTCATTACTTCATCACGGCGTCATAGAATTCTTCGAACTGACGGTTCTCTTCCTGCTCTTCAGCATAGTTGGACTTGTAGTAGACCTTGGCCATACGGCGAATGATCTTCTTGTCCACACCAGTCTTATCAACAGCACCATCCAATGCGCTCTTCTGGAAGTCTCGCTCAGAAGCCACGCGCGTCATGCTATCGTTCATTTCACGAATAGCATTCTTCAAATCTGTCTTCTGAGTTTCGGTGAGAGAATTGATACTCACGAAAGGCTTATTGTGTCCGATACCAGCCATATTACTTTGTCTCCAATGCGATGAAATACTTGATCTTGTCCTTGAATACGCCACTCGTAGAAGTGAACTTGGCAAATGCGCCAAGCTGCATCTCTACATCATAGTCACCAGGAACAAGCTTGATGTTATCAACCTTAAACGATGCGGTAAAATCTTCACCCTTATAATCGTTCAGCTTGAATGAAGCCGAGTTCGAAGTATCGTTGGCTTTCTCATGGGTCTGCAAACGAATTTCACCATTCTTACCAACAACGGAAAGATGAGTGAGATTGTTCATAGCTGCCAAACGAAGAAGCTTGGTCAGAATGGCATTTGTGAGAGTGAAGCTAACATCGACCTGCTTAAGCTTCAACTCCTTGTCGGGAGGGGATACGATAAGATTTGGCGAACAAGAATAATAATTGAAGGCGATATCGCCATCATTCATCATTACAGAGTTTTCCGTGAAGCTCAAATCAGGATTTCCAAGAGTAGAAACATTACCCAGGAACTGATTTAGATCATAGATACCAAACTGTGACGGAATGGCATCTTCAAGTTCAACTTCAACAAGAATGGACTTCTCAGGGGAAATAGTCTTCTGGACATTTCCCTTCTGCAAGACAAGTCCGGAATTGATTGCAGAAAAGTTCTTCAATACACTCAGGGTGTTTTCACTAATCTTCATAATATATTCTCCAGTGTTTTTAGTTTAGGCTGCTAGTATAGCAGGCTTTTGCGGGCCTGTAAAGACTTTTAGCATGTGACCGATGTCAGCTTCAAGCATGGAAATGCTTCCATTGTTATCAAGCTGATAATCCATAATCTGACCTGCCCATGCCCATTCCGAATAGTGGACTTTGTATTGGTCTACCATCGCATCTTCGGCAGCAGACTTTCGAGAAATCTGTTCGTGAGTTTCAGCTTTCTTGTTAGCAGTAACAGCAGTATCGTACCATTCAGGATCAGCACCGCGGCAAACACGGACAGCAAAGCCGCCCTTTGATCGCATCCATTCGATTTCATTTGGGAATCGAACATCAGCAATAACTACATTCTTATACATTTCCATCTTACGCTCAAGCGCATAGACCCAAACATCCTTATGAAATACATCACGACCGGCTTCGGTACCCATTAGCTGTAGAGCAAGGCGAGGAGAGAAATCATAGCCAAACTTTGTCGACCACCATTCGTCCTTAGTCTCGCGGAAACTACGGCTTTCATCCGTATCACCTTCGAGGAGAGACCGCTGCCATCCGAAGATGGCAGCAGTGGCATCCTTAACAGCATCCGCAAATGAAAGCTTTACGAAGCCGTGTTTCTCAACTAGAATATCAGCCGCAGTTCCTTTACCACTACCGATAAAACCAATTACACCAATGATCATTATAGATTTCCTGTATGATTAGCGATTGATTGCATATTGCCAGTGAAGGCATAAGAGCCAACATGCTGTGTCTTCATCCAAGGGCACAACCAAATCTGCCCGCCCATCTTTCTCCAGTACTGACAGAACATATAATCTTCTGAGAGATAGCGATGAGAGGCAGTCTTCTCTGCTTCCATAAACTTCTTAGCAGCTCCACTCACATCTTCACCATTTGAAGCCTTCAATACAAGGGAGTAAAGATCATCATATGTATATCCATTATCCATAACAGTGTCAAAGTATGCATGAATATAACGAGTGCCGTCAAAGTTTACTTGACCAATATGATCAGGCTTGTAGTTCTGCTTAGGATAAGCTTCTCTGAACTTATCAAAGACCTCTCTCTTGACCATCATGTAACCAGTACCAAGTTCAAGAACCTCAAGCGGCTCTCTTACATTGAACTGCTTCGTTCCTGGAACAGGATTGAAAACATAATCACCTACAAGATTTTCAAGTTCTCCTGGACCTATTGCAGGATTCTTTGCCATTGCTGTTGCAATATTTTTCCAGTTAATAGCCTTCTTTGGATAAGGAGCGCCGATCACATCCTTATCTAAGGCCAACATCGCAAGAATATCTTGCGGTTCGAAATGAATATCAGAATCGATAAAGAGTAGATGAGTATAACCAGAACGCAAGAATTCATCTACGAGATAGTTTCTTGCGCGAGTAATTAAGGATTCGTTGAATAGGAATGAAAAACGATTTTCAATTCCATATTGAAAACATTGTGCTTGAAGATCAAGACAAGCCTTCATATAAAGACCGTGATTGACACCGCCGTACATTGGTGTGGCAATGAACAGCTTTGCTTTTCTTAAATCTTCAACTTTGATTGATAATTCCATGCGGGTACTCCATAATAAAAAGGGATGCTACGCTTATATATAGCATCCCTTTTTGAACATGTCAATAAAAATTAGGCAGCAAAACGATAAAACATCTTGCGCTTACCGTTAACAGTACGGTAGTTGCTATAGATGGTCTTGCCTTCAAGGGTGCGTAGGTCATACACACGCTTGGAAACGCTGGTCTTCGGAACACCAGTCAGACGGGCAATCTGGGCAACAGTGATGCCAGCACCCTTAGTATTCTGACGGAGAACCTTAGCGACCTTAGACAGTTGAGACATTCAATAACTCCATAATAAAATAACCGCTTTGTTGGAACAGACACTATGGCGCGGTTGTCTACCATAGTGTCTGCTATTATACATTAGGCAGAACCTAATGTCAACTCTTTTTAAGTGAAGACCACTTCGTCTTCATTCTTAGACTTATCTTCTTCCTTAGTTTCAGACTTCGGAAGAACCTTTTCATCCAGCTTGGCGTAGAGATCAAAGAAGCCAGTCTTGGTGTCCACATCAAAGCGGTTCAGACAGAGCTTGATTGCCTTCTCACGATCCTGACCGAAGATGGCGTAGGCTTCGCAGATATGAACCAGACGGCGAGTGGAGATGATATCGGAGACCGCACCATCGTAGAACGCCTTACGGATCATGTCAGCCCAGTTGACCAGCTTGTCAGCAAAGTCCTTGTCCTCAATACCAGAGGTCTTCAGGACATTGTTGAGGATCTTGGCCTCAGTCTTGGTCGAAGGATATTCCTGCTCAAAAGTGATGCTGAAACGCTCAAGGAAGGCTTCGTTCATCACATTGGTGCCGATGAAGCGACCATCGTCCGAACCCTTACCCTTAGTGTTAGCAGTGGCAAGAATGTTGAAGCCCGGAGCCGGAGTAACCACTCGATTGATCTTCTTCAGGTAAACGGGCTTACCCTCGAGGATCGGCTGGAGACACATGAGCTTGGCATCACCAAGATCCACTTCGTCCAGAAGCAGGATGGCACCACGCTCCATGGCCACGATAACCGGGCCGTTCTGCCAGACAGTCTTACCGTCCGAGAGACGGAAGCCACCGATGAGATCATCCTCATCAGTTTCCTTGGTGATGTTAGCGCGAACCAGCTCACGACCTTCCTGAGCGCAAATCTGCTCAATCATCATGGTCTTACCGTTACCAGACAGACCGGTGATGTAAGTCGGATAGAACTTACGAGACTTGACAATCATCCGAACATCCGGGAAGTGACCGAAGGGAACATAACCAGAAGCCTTAGTCGGCACCAGATCAATACCACGATTCTCTACCGCGTGAAGCGGAACAACCGCAGCAGCGGCCATCTGCATTTCGGAGATGTTAGCCACCTCGTCCATCGCAACAACGGGAACGCTTGAAGCGATATCGGCCGTCTTGGAAGACTTTACAGCAGTAGCAGGAACATCGGTAAGCGAATACATTCCACGACCGACGCGCACGGCGTCATTCTTGGTCAGCCAGAGCGGATCCTTCAGCTTGTACTTCTTCATAATATGGACAACTTCCGCGCGGGAAATCGTATTGACCTTACCAAGCTCCTTAGCAACAGCGGCGAGGAACGGGGTCTTATCAACAGGGCGCTTAGCCATTAGGTATTTTCCTTTGTGTGTGTTTCGATTATGTGTATATTATAGACTAGGAAGAGGTGATTGTCAAGCGGCAATTCGCTTGACAACCTGAGTGAGTAGAACTCGGGAAATTGACTTCTTTTCCGAGAACTTAATGAACGCCGAGGCAAGACCACGGCGAGTGGCATCCTTAGCAACCACAAGATTTCCACTGGAAACATTGAAGGTCAAGGCGTTAATGATATAGTATTCATCATAACCAGCGGAAGTCACACCGAAGAAGCCGTTGTCTTTCCAGCAAGTGGCAGACTTAGCCCGATGGGCAGCGTTTCCATAACCATGGTAACGGTCATAAACACGCTTGAAGCCGTTGGAATTAATGAAGAAGCCAATCAGATTACAGTCGGTCCGATCCTTCAGGATCTTAAGAAGGACAGGAGTGATGTTATTATTAATAAACGCATGACTAGAATACTTTAGAGTCGGAAGGTCATAAGTCTTCTTGGTCATATCATCCTGAATGATAATCTTACGCGGCTTCCAGCCGTAAGGCACACCGTTAATCTGACCAGACATAGGATC